AAGTAAGCGACCTAGAATTTAAAAATTCGACAGATCAAAATACTCCACAATAATAATAATAATTTCTGAATCGAACGAATCTTTAGTGCCCCAACCATGTAATTAGAGAAGGACTTCTCCCGTACTCTTTTTTCACTAACCTGCTCCAATTAGAGCTTAATTGCTGGGAATTGAGTTTAAAATTTTTTGTATTAGCTGCGCGATATACTGCCAACGCCATATCCTTGCTGCGATTGAACGCTACTAGGTCAGTAATAGACTTGGGATTTTTATTAATTATTAATTTATGATATTTTGTTTTTTGGGCGTAATACTTATAGATGTTATTTAGAGTTTCTGGATGAAATTGGATAAAATTAATTCTGGCGGGTATACAGACGGGTAATGGCTCAGGGTTTATCCCTCCGCTCATGGCGGGGGCGGGAGTAGGAATAAGTTCTTCCGTAACGGTATAAGTACCATCCCCGTGATCAATAGTTTTCTTTTTCAAAGGGTAATGATGAATATAAAATTTGTTATCTACTATTAATAGCACCCCTTGCGTTGATGGGTTTCCGAGGCTGTGATGAGGTGCTTGAAATATACGACCATTTACGATGGTTCCGTCTTTAAATTTAAAAGTCGCGCCTTGAATGTTAACGGCCAAAATTAATGTTATGATTAGAGTTTTCATTTTGCCTTATTAATCCTTTCTATTAGTTCGAAGACCTTACTCTTAGAAATGCCCGCGATATCCTCTATCTCTGATGCGCCCTTGAATTTTTCCTCCAAAAGCTTTTTCTTTAAGGCTTCGAAGGGGATGCCTTTTTCCTTCATAACGTTATTTAAAAGGGCGTGGGGATCGCTTTTATTCGCAGATGCACTCGAATGAGTACTGGAGCGGCTATTTGAGGCCCCTTTACCGTTGCCGCCGAGCTCTTCTTGAGCTACGATGTTAATCCTTAAAAAGTTACGAACACAACGCACAAAGGCTCTATTTTCTGCACACGCAGCTAAAAAAGCTTGCCCGAAACCGCTTGTGTTATTGGGGGAAGCATCTCCTATAGCGGAGAATACTACCTCTTCTCCCTCTGTCTCATAATTAGGTTTCCAAGAGATTTTGCAAGTAGCGACTACATAATCTGAACTTGGGGATACGACATCGTAAGTTATACTAGTATAACCTCTAATCTGAGAAAGCTCCTTAATGCCCCCTAAAAGAATAATTAATTGGTAATCTTTAAGCTTGGTAACATCAGTTTCATTAGTCCTGTCTTTATTCGGAACTAAGTATTCCGATTTTATCATCTTCCTCCAGTCAATTAGTCCATCTTTATTGAAGGTGTAGTCTACGCCCGAAAGTAAACCGTTTGCGTCCCTTTTGATTGGCTTTGCTTTGCTCATACCCTAAGTATCGAGCCTTTTTGAGGGTCAGTCAATTGTTTTTTTAAGAATTGTGAGGGCGTCCAAATTTTTCCAGAAAATATCTGTATCCAAAACCTTCTGGATATCTGAGGGATTTGTGCTTTTTATGTTCTTATTTAAAGATTCTTGTGATAAATATGTGCTACCATCTTTCATGATATATTTTTTGCTTTTGAAAAATAAATCACGCATTTCGACTTTTTGCGAGCCAACGGCGTCAGAAAAGCTATGAGATTTTTGAGGTAAGATGTTCCCTATTTCCATGAAATCTAATTTATAAGAATTTATTTTTTCTTCGGACAAAAAAGAAATAAGATTGCATGGAATTCCCAAAGATTTTACCTCTTGGCAGAAATTCACGTCGTTCTCTTCTTTAATCTCGTAAATTAAATCAGTAATGTTGGTGCTAAATTTTCGTAAGATATTGATGTCAATTTTTCTATCTGTGTAAATAGCGGCTTTGCCTAAGCTAAGTTGTTGCGCGAGCACCTGCTCAGAAAAATTTAAATCCATTCTAACCAAAATGCTTTGCAAATTAAAACTTTGTAAAGAGACGGGGGCAGAGGGGTACATTTCCACGAAAGTCACGCCGTCCTTGTACTTATCTCCCATAAACAAGGTCTCATACTCAAACTTAAAGTCAATTTCTAATTTTTCTAAGATAATTTTAGCTAATCTTTCAGGCTCAATAAACTTTTTAGATTCGGGATAAATAAAATCACAGTGTTCTGAATTGCCCCAAGAGAATGGAAGGGCTCTTTTTTCGCTTTTCACCAAACACACTAATTTCTTATCTAAGGAGGCGGCTAGTTGAGAAGAGTAATTATTGCTGCTAACATGTAGCATAGTCTTCCCTAATAGGAAAGACTTTTGGCCAGCATTTAGTACTCCGTTGGTGCGGTTAACCGAAGGGAGGGGCGCACTCTGCGGGTCTCCAAGTTGAAAAATGCTTATATTTTTTTTATTTAAGTAAGGCAGAATTAAACTGATAACGTCACTCCAATAATCATAATTATTAGTATCTGTATCAATAGTGATAAATTTCTCTTCTACGAAGGGGAAGAAAAGCTCGTAAATATAAGGTCTTTGGATTTTTAATCCACAGGCATTAGAATAAGCGGTAGAAAGCTGCATATCAGTGATTAGTTTTAGCTATCTGATCAAAATTATTTTTATTTAAATGAGGGGTATATACCACTTCAAATAAATCATCCCCATCTTCGTTTTTGAAATTATTAAAATTATTAAATGATTCATCGTACTCTAGTACTTTGTGAACATTCTCGTTACCAAAAAACATTAGCCTTAACTGAGGGGCACACGCTACATATAAATCGTGATCAGGGTACAGTTCCTTAATCGACTGAAATAAGCCAGTGGACACAAAACAGTCTATTTCACCCTCTGGCATTAAGTATAAAAGGCGTTTTCCGTTCGAGGAAAGTTTTTCTTTCAAAGAATTTTTTTTAGATTTTAAATTATCTGATTTTGCCACACTCCTGAAGTAGTCCTCAATCTGGTTTTGTGGGACCCCTTTCGAGAGTTCTCCAAGCCAGTAAAGTAGGCCTTCATCCCTAGAGGTGACTTTTGTTTTTAAAATATTTTTGTAGAGAGCCTTTAGCCATTCAGTAGCGCCTTTAGAGGGTGGTATCTTAGCGTTTGAATCCATTTTGTCGGATTCGGGGTAATTGTCCTTGTCTATTGCTGGGCATGAATCCAAAAATAGTTCAATTTTTTGTCCCACGCTTTCTACGGAAAAATTTTGCAAGGCCCAGTTTCTAGAAGCTTTGCCCATTTTTTCTTTTTTAGTTTCTTCAAGATTGTATACTTCTTCAAGGCGAATGGCTATATGCTTGGGGTCAGTGGTAGCCTTAATGAAGTTGGTTCCGAATTCCCTGTACTCAGTCCAGTCGAGGGAGAGCGAGTTCGCAGCGGGGGTACACATTTCCTCTCCGCAACTATAATTTGTCACTAGAGTAATTAATTCAGTGAGTTTAGCTTCTTGAATGGGAATTTCTTGACCACCAGAAGTAAATGGGTGACAATACACGTCCATTAAGTTATACACTTCGTTCAACTCCTTCTCAGAAACTCCCAGAGATACCCCAGTCGTATTGACTGAATTGGGCTCTAAGCAGAATTTGCACTTATCATTGGGGCGAGCGAAGGTCTTTACTTCATATCTGTGGCATTTAGCGCAAATAGTAGTCGTGATTATATCATTCCATTCTACTTTATGCTCGTCAGCTAATGCTTTTAAATCCCACCCCTCTTGAAAACTTGTATGAAGCAGGAGCTTGGAGTTCTTGATATGGGGATTTTTTTTGCGGAAAATTTTGAAGCCTTCAAGCAAATTGGGGGCAGATTTCCTTAATTGATTTCTGAAAACATAACCTATGACATAGCAATCTTGCGGAATGTTATTTTCCTCTCGGAGTTTCTGCTTTTCGGTATCTTTTAATTTAAAGAAATTCTGAGTATCTATAATGCCATGCATCGTCTTGACGTGTTTATGTCCTAATCGGTGCATTTCGTCAGATGCGAAACTGCTCCACATCCAATAATTTTTAATTTCAGGAGCCAATTCGAGAGCGCTAGGCAGTAGAGGCAGGGAATCTAAGGTTGTCCATACCGCAGAGCTGATTTTATCAAACCAGTGCTTATTTACGGCGAAATCTAGTCCCCAGATATCTTGGGCTCCGATAAAAATATCAGGCTTTTCTTCTTGAATTACCTTATCTAAATTATAAGCTCCATAATGAGCGATCTTCTGTAATTTAGGGTCTCGGTTTATTTCGGCTTGCTTGTCGGGGGAAGCGGGCAGAGTGCCTATAGATTTCCACGGGGTTTTCTTAAGGTCGGGTGAGGCCTCACTCATGCCTACACAAAGGTGAACTAAGTCGTACTTATTTTTTTTATATAAGTATGATAAGAGAGCTTTTGCGCTGCGCCCAAAACCTGTTTTCACCAAGGAGAAATCAGTTAATAGTAATACTTTTTTTCTGATCACTTTTAGAAGTCGTAATCTTCACTTTTCTCTTTGGGCGAAGATTTTTGGGGATTATAATCGACCTTGTAGCTCTCCATTAGAATAGTCTGGAGATAAATTTTTAATCTCATAGCCTCGGGGTAATAAAAACCGATAAGATAATTTTGCTTGTCGGTAGAATCCTCTTTATCCTCTCGATTAACGGCGAAAGAAAAACCTAATTGTTCATCGTTCTTCACGTAAGGCTTAAAGTTAAATTTAACTATTTGTTTTTGGCTTCCGTGATATCCGCTGTATTCCACGTTCCTTTCAATGGCGTCAATAAAGGCAGCTATCTCTAAGTCGCTGAACTTAACGATTGCCCTTTTCTTGGGATTGTCCTTATTCTTTGAGAATGATCCAGTTTTTGTTTTCGTATTCCAAGACTCCTGCTTAATTAAGCTCGCCCAAAAAGTATTATCTTCGGAGTTGCGCCAAAATGAACACGCTGTGCCTGTAGATTTTTGATTGGGTTTATAAAATTGTAAACTCATACCATTTATTATAAGGTATCTTGATCATTTGTCAAGCTATTATCCTTAGATGGGTTCTTATCTTTCAAATCAGATAATTTGGTGTAAATAGAATTTTTTCTTTGAGGATATATCTCATCAGCGAATATTACTTCGTCTTTGGTGACCCCTTTAACAATAACAACCTCGCCATCAAGAGGCGCTTTGGAACCGTCTTTGCCAATCGCATCCCACATTTTATCATTAAATATCATTACTTTGATTTGTGCATTCTCATCAGAAAGACTGAATCTGAAATAGGGATTCCCGTTCCGAGACGTACCCCTGTAGGGCTTTCCCTCGACAAAGCCCACTACTTTTACCCTAGAGTCTACGGCGCAATTCTGGGCAGTATTTAGAGTTATTAAATTATTAGTATAATCTGACCAAATATCTATTAATCTTATCCCGTAGGTATATCCAAGCAATTTATTTTCATAGTACCAATTAGCAAAATTTTCAGATTTATTATTTTGCCTATAGATATCATTGTATTTTTCTACTTTCTTTTTTATGGTAGCTTGGCGACTTTCCTTTATGTAAAGCTTGCCATTAGCGTCTTTTGTGGAGTAGAGATGTTTGATAATTCCAATTAAATCATAATCAAATTTTTCACCAAATTCATGAACGAGGACTTTTTCTCTCGCTGTAATAATGCTCCATATTTGAGCTTCGTATACCACTCTTGTCCTCGACTGAGTGAACCCTTCAAAAGCTCCCGCCTGAATTAGAGCACATAGTACCCCGATTCCTATGCCAGCCTTTTTAGCAGCTTCAAATACTTGGAATTTACTAGAATAGTCATTTTTAAATTTTTGTAGCTTTTCTATGGATTTGTCTGAGATGCCTTTAACCGATAGTAGACCGAATCTAATTGAATCTTCCTCAACCGAAAAGTCCATTTTAGATTTAAGTAAATGAGGCGGCAGTAACTTCGAGCCCATTACGTTCATTTCTCTATGTATCTTAGAAATTTCCAGTATAGGATCAGGTTCGTGACGTGTCATTTTCAGCAAAGCTAGAAAAAACTCTTGCGGATGTTTAAATTTTAGATAAGTCGTTAAGGCGGCAGATGCGGCATAAGCAATCGAATGAGACTTATTGAAGGAGTAGTGAGCCGAGTCCTCTAGAACCTTCCAAAGTACGGTTGAAATTTCTGGCTCCAGTTTATTTAATGCGACCTTCTCTTTAATTTTCTTTTTCCACTTGCGAACTTCCGACACCTTTTTCTTTCCGACGATGCGCCTCAAAATCTCCGCCTCATCAAGACTAAACCCAATTTTATGCGCCATTTTCATCATCTGCTCTTGGTACAAACAAACGCCGCCAGTGGTCGATAAAATATCCTCAAAGAACGGGTGAATCGCGTCCACAGTACCATTGTTCGTGTAATTAGCGTATTGATCAACGTAGGCTAAAGCTCCTGGTCGAGCCAGCGCGAGCACCGCACTGAGCTCTTCCAAGTTTCGTGGCTTAACTTTCTGGCAAACTTTAAAATTTGTTTCCGCTTCGATTTGAAATAATCCATGAGGAGTCTTTAGGTCTTGAAAATGGCGGTAGATAAACGGATCATTCAAATCTATATCTTTTTTATCAATATTTAATTGATTACATACGTCGTCTATTACCGATGCACATCGAAGCCCCAAGATATCTAACTTTACATTAGAGATAGAAACCCAATTCATATCATAGGATGATACAAAATTTTCTTTATCCGAGCAAAGCTCAATGGGACACGAATCTTCGAGCAAGTCATGAGAGAGGGCAATTGCCGATGGGTGGACTCCCTTGTTCTTAACTAGTCCTTGTAATTTTAAGGCAATTTTATAAGTTTCAGCATGATCATCAGCCCAAATCTTAAACTCCTCCACCTCCTCGTATGTTTCAGGTAGGCTTTTCACTTGCCCGAAAACTTTGGGTATCAAGGCGGAAATTTTAGTCATTTCCTGATCACTCTCTTCAGCGATAATTTTTCCGCACTCCTTAACAAGTAGTTTGGAGCTTAGAGTGTTTAGGGTGAGGATTTTGCTAGTTTTTCCTTGGAACTTTTCCTTAAGATATTGAAGCACTTTTTTTCTATTGTAATAGCATACGTCCACATCTACGTCTACCATCAATGATCCGTCTAAATACGTTATGCCCTTTACTGTCTTTTTCTTGGCCCTAACCTTCGAAACGAATCTTTCAAAAAAAAGATCATACTTAATTGGGTCAATTCCCGTTACCCCAATTAAAAACAATGCCAAACAACCTGCTGCGCTACCTCTACCCAAACCGATGGCAATATTATTTTTTTTACAGAAATTAATTACATCCCACACTAATAAGATGTAGTCCACGAATCCTAGGCTTTCTAAGGTTTCGAGTTCGTACTGGAGTCTTTTTTTGTACGCGCTAGAAGAAAGTTTTTTAGTTTTGAGGCCCTTTTCGCATAACGATTTGAGAAAGTTAAAGTTATCTATGTCTTCGCTAACTCCTAGTTCGTGCTTATATTTATTATCTATAGCAAAGGTCGGAAGCCTAACTCCGTGGAGATTAAGGTCTAGTTGGGAAAATTTTTCAGTATATAAGCTCATGCGTTCTTGTTTATCCATTGAGAAATACTCGTATCAGCTTGCTGTTTTTTTGAAGAATAATCCATATAAAAAACATCTTTATTTTTAATTAAATTTAAATATTTTCCGTCAGTCCCGTCTTCAAGGAGGGGGCCAGCAGCAAAAGCGGTTTTGGTTCTTGAGGCAATTCCGTACCAAGCAGACCAACTGCAACAAGAGAGTACGAAGTCGGCTTTATTCATAACTAGATCAATGGCTTCAAACATGGAAATTTTTCCCATTAAGTTAATTATTTGTTTTCTGCCTGAGAACTGTGGGTACAAGGCGTCGTAATCTTTCGTGTCTTCAACGCCCCCTATTACATAAATAGTATAGCCATTTGCTATAAGTTGATTAACGCTAAGTTCCCACTCGCAAATAAAATCATTTTTTAGCAATGGCGGTTTATTTTTCAGAGAGAGCGGCTGAAATACCGCGATCTTAGAGCCAGCCACCTTCAGGGACGAGTCAGGGAAAAGAGAAAAGTCAATATGATTTGCTAAATCACATTTATAATCATCATCGTATGGGAAGTCCAAGAATGGAAAAATATCATAATTACTATTGTTGGCATCTTGGGGTAATGTCCTTTGGTCTACATCGAAAAGAATACCCTTTACGAAATCGAAAGTGGTCCAGAATTTTAAGATATCACTTTCTATAGGGGCGTAGCGGTGGTGATGGGTAGCGAAAAGGTCCTTCCCAGTGTGGATTATTACCCCTTTTTTGCCCATGTTCTCCATATGATAATGAGAAGAAAATAAGTTTAGTATTTGATCTCCCCACATACCTGCGGGGGTAAAAATGTGGAGGTATTGATCATCTAGCTTAGTCATAGCTCAATCTCCCATTTTAATTTATTCCACACCTTCAAGTTAAGCTGTAAATCGACCAAGGCATTGTGCAATTTATCATAATCATGATCAATATTATAATATTTTCCCATAGCAGTAAGGTTAGTCCTTACCCCCTTTGCTCTCTTAGCTACGCTACGATATTGGTATTCTAAAAAATTATCTTTTTTGCGGTATTTTTTTTCAGTGAGTATTCCTCGCGCTATGCAGTTAGTATCGATTACCTTATCGGCTAAATGGCTGTAGTCGTCACCCATGTATTCATAGAGGCCCTTAATCAAATAGATATCAAAGCCTAAAATGTTGTGGCCGACTATGTAGTCAGCATTATCTAGCCAATCTTTAATAGTGGGATAAACATCCTCGGGGGAGACGCCCTTCTTATCCATCGTTTGTTGGCTGTAGCGCGTGATTCTGGCCGCTTCTGCGCCGATCTTAAGGTGAGTGTCCCATTTTATGTAAAAGTCCTTAGAGTTGGAAATTTCGTCGCCGTTCACTTTCAACATTGAAATTTGCCACGGAAGATTATGGCAAAAATTAAGACATAGATTGAATGTCTCGCAATCTATAAAAACGAAAGTCTTTTCTTTATCGTATCTAAGAAGTTTTTTCATTATTTTTTTCTTGCCAACTTTCGAAGCAAAATTCATCACTTCCCATATGCTCTAGATTGGGTTTTCCGAGAGTAGTCCTTTTGTCGATAGCTCTAAAGGTTATATAGGATTTAAAATCACTTTTATTTTTATAAAAAATACTCTGTGCCTTAACTAAATTACATTTTTTATTATTTTTTGCGTATTCGGAGATGCGGTTGTGAATAAGGTGATCGAAGGGCAAGCTGTTTTGTTCTATCATTAAATCTAAGTTAAATTCTGCGGGAGGTTCGGGACACCAAGCGTCCTGTAGGTAATTTTTATGTATAAAGGAGTCGTAAAAGGGGGCCGCCAGCTGCAAATCTTCATCGTCCCAGAGGGAGGAGATTAATTTGAAATCAGCGCGAGGAGTGTAGTAAAAGCCTTTTAGGGAAGATTGTGAAAATAATTTTATTAAACGCTTGTACCCATTAGTGTTTTTTGCCAATATAATATATTTGCATGTTTTATCTAAGCTCTCAGCATTTTTTTGATCTAAGTCTGGACAGACTGGAATTCGTAAGCCAAAAATCATTTTAACGTTATTCTTTTTAGAATTCACATACGCCTGAAGAAAGCCCGACATGCTGTCATCAACCAAGAAGAAAGTGCTCAAGTCGTTAGCCGCGCATATATCAAAAATAGAATCAGGGCCGCTGTCTTGCGATGCGCCCTCTTCCTCCAGAGTTAAGATCGATCTGCCTATGCTGTATTGAGACTTGAAAAGAGGAACCACGTCCATAAGGTTATATTAAAAAACTTTTTAAAAGAAGTCAACTTAAAAGGGGAAATCGCTCGGGTCTTCTTGTTCTCCATCGGAAGGCAAAGGTTGATTGTGCGCGGGACACCCCGAGTAGTGCCTTTTCTCTATGCTCTGATTTTTTTTAGGTTTTAAATCTTTTTTATCTTTTGAGCTATACAAGGGCTTCCCATCCTCATCCACTACGCTATAGTAATCAAAAGCGAATTTATGTTCGCAATACCAGCGAGGGTTTCCGTCTTTCTTCAGGTGACCTTCATATTCTGCGAAGCCGCAATTTAAGGGGCCCGTAAACCCCTCCTTTTTCTTAGGGAAAGGTTTATGTTTAGCGAAATTGCTTTTAGCGTCTTCTTCTGAGAAGTTATTGATTCTGTTATAAACATCCTCAAGGTAGTATTCAAATCCAGCTAACTGCTCTTCGGAATATTTTATTTCAATACACGGATCATCTGGGAATTTTAAAAATTGAAATTGGATAGAGGCGTCGGTTAATTTGGGCCATATCTGTTTAGCTGCCAGAAGGTAAGCGAATGCTTGGACATTGTAATCTATCTCGTCTTCTACAAATTTATTTTTATTAGTTTTATAATCTACAATTTTTACCTTGCCCGCTTTTTTGTATTGAATTGGTTTATCAATGTATCCCATCATTTTGTAGCGGGGGCTTTTGCTATCTATTAGAAATTCTTCTTCTGGCTTGTCGATTTTTGCCCCTTTGCCCCCTGAGAAGTCTAAGTTTAAGGCGACAATAATCATGTCGTCGCAAAGCTCCAGATTATCACTAGTTAAAAAACCGTCTTTGTTTAAACTTTTTTTGAGTAGCCTAACTATAGAGGGCACGCAATGAACGGTGTTTTTCTTAACNATTTTAGTGATATATTTTTTGTGTCGCGGGTTTAACAATACTTCAAGAACGAGGTGACATGCTGACCCACGGGAAGTGCCGTCATTTTGAGACCTAGGTAGTTTTAGCTCGTATGTACACCAGAACTTCCAAGAACAAGACTCCAAGGTTTTTATTCGGGACGCTGATAATATTTGTTCTTCAGGCATTAGTTCTCCAATGTAATATTTCTTCTTTGTTCATTTCATTGAAATCATTCTTTGCTGGCAATGCTATCAATGAATTATTTTTGGTAAAATAATAATTTAATAAATCAAGTATTTTCAACGCCCCTTTATTTCCCGCTTTATTATNGCCATCATTATTTAGAGCGATAATNATTTTTTTTACTTTTAATTTTATGAGGTGAAACAGCACGGGTTTACTTAGGTTTACCCCAAATAGAACTATGCAGTTCTTGATGCCGTTCTCCCATAACGATAGCATATCTCCTACGCTTTCCACAAGTATAACTTCACTTTTATCTTTTATCTCCTTTTCATTTAGAAAGGTAGGGTAAATCCATTTAGATTTAGGGCCATAATGTAACCACTTCGGCCTCTTAGACTGCGCTTCTAATTTTCTACCAGAAAGACCAATTATGTTTAAGCTGGAATCAAATATGGGAAATATATATCTGTTTTGCATTTTCCCGCCTTCTACTCCATTGTCCACGCCACATTTGAATTTTTCTAAGACTTTGCTGGAAATGCCCCTCTGGTTCCAGTAAGAATGATCTTTAATAATTAAAGAAAGATTTTCTTGATCAAATATTTTATCTATGCCTATGCATTCCGCTTGCTTCTGGTAAGGGGCTATAGCCTCTGCATAATCCGTCTTACCAAGCCACCCAGCCGCCTCTTTGAGGCTTCCTAGATTGAGAGTAAGCCTAACTAGCTCCTCAAGGGGTCCTTTAAACTCTTCCCTCCCGTGGTCTTTAAAGTATCCTGAGTTTTTAAATATGCATAATACAGTATCATTACCCGAATCTCGATACAGGGGTTTCGTTCTGTACACAGAGCCCGAATCTTGTAAATTCGTGTACCCTAACTTCTGCAAAATATCCCTTAAATCATTCATAAAAGGCCATCTGATAAATCGTGATCTTCGCTCTGGCTTCTCACGATATCTCTTAAGTCTCCTTTATCTACGACTTCAAAGTTATCAAAAGATAAATTTACGTAGTTTCGCGAATGGGTTCGTTTCCCGTTAGCTCCGACTCTTTCCACGAAATCAAGATGCCCCGCTGACTTCGCTCCTCCATGTCTGCTTTTAATGACGGTAAACATGTGTGTGCCAAACTGTAAGTCGCTAGGATTGGAGATGGAGCGAATTTCTGCCGTATCGGCATCTGCGCTTTCCACGTTAGGCTCATCTAAGGCTACGTCGTCATAAGTTTTGGTTCTTAGAATTGCTACAAACTCTGCGTATCTTTGGATTCTATCAGAATCCGCAATCGCTGTACTATCATCCGCTATCCCAGCGGCGCTTTTCTTGCTTGAGAAAGAATCCGCACCCCTGTTGGCTTGAGCAGCGGTAAGAACTACGCAATTTAGAGTGCGAGCTAATTGGTGCAAGCGATCCATGTGGTCTCCCAAGGCTTGGTGCTCGGCCCAATTGTTTTTTAAAGCACCTACATCGCACTTCACGTAATCGTAAACCATGAGGAAGGGGTTACCGCTGCCGACCTCGGTATAATAGAAATCCAAAGCAAGAGCCTCTATTTCTTCTATACTTTTACCGCCTACATATATATGATAAATCTTTTCGTCAGGATTAATTTTTTTTGAGCCTTCATAAAATTTACGCTTCGTCTCGTCGCTCTTGAACCACTTATTCTCCTCCAAAGGGTGAACACCTACGCCCGAAAGTGAAGCGAACATCCTGTCCTGAACCGTGAGCTTGTCCATTTCAGTGTCGAGGATAAGCGTCGGTAAACCGTGTTTGTCGAGTAGGTGTTTGGAGACGTGACTCACCATAGTGGATTTTCCTACTCCACCGCGAGATACGATGACGTGGACGCACCCTCTTCTTAGTTTGCCGTAAATATCAGTTACGGTTGGGTAGGGCCAATCATAACCGATAATCTCTTTTTCCTCGGGATGGGCAGCGTCATATTCTTTCTGTTCGATGTATCCTTCCCAAATTTTTGTAGGTTTTTCTCCTTGAGAAACAGGAATTCTCATTCCTTCCGCAAATGTGCGTTGAATTTGGTCAAATTTTTCAGGCAAGGATAAGTTTTCGTCTAAAATATTTTGTATTTTAGTACAGGCAGTCTTACCTTTCCTTTGGTAGTCTAGCTCCACCAATTGGACAATTAGTTCTGAGATTTCATCTGCTTCGGGAGGGGAAACGCAGATTGCGGCTATTAAGTCAGAAATTTTATTCCCTTTTCGGTCAGTCCACCCCAACTGATCGAACTTATTTCTCATCGAGTCAGGAGAGACTCGTCTTTCTTCATCTAGTTGCCTTGTGATTTCTTCGTAGATAGAGGAGTGCTCTGGTGCGTGAAATAAATCGCTGTGTAAAATCTTTTTATTACGAATTAATTGATTTGAATTAGTTATGAGCCCAGCAAGGACATCTCTCTCAGTTTCGGTGCAGTAGTTTATGTTCATTTTATATAATTATTTTAAATTTTTCGCAGAGAAGCTCCCTGCTTAACGTTTCAACATCCTTTTTTTCAAGTTCGACAAGGGTAAAGTTATTTTGTTCTAACCACAAGGATTTTTCATGATCCCTCTTCAGGGAGTCTAAATATTTCATTCTAGAGTTGTTGTGAAAAAACTTGTTGAAACTTGAATGTTGGGGTCCATTGACCTCAATCGCGATCTTTTTGGTTGCATTTAAGAAGTCTACTTTCATTCTGGACCCGAATACGGGAAATTCTTCGTAGACTATTTGATTCTCCCAAACAGTTTTAAAGAATTGTTTCGCTTTAAATTGCAGCTTTGATCTAGATTTACCTTCCCAATCTATGAGAAATTTCGTCACATTTTTAGATTGGAGTTTACCGTATACATTATATAATCTCATCTTTATTAAATTGGTGGAAGCGAGGGGAATCGAACCCCTGTCTTTAAAGCCGCTGGCTCAAACATACTACAAGCTTAGTTAGTGTTAATTTTCGTGCTTCGTCACTAACAACTACACACGAGGTTGGAGGCACTTTATTTATACTAGACTCCTCGACCTTCCTAGTTTTTTTTGCTCGCTATCGACGCCCTAGCTCCTTAACGAGCATCCAGAGTAGGACGGGTAGCTTAAACAGCTACAGCAGCCTCTTCGGTCCAACCGAACTGAGCGAGAATCTCGTCAGCTTCAGCTAGGGAAGGAGCCATATCAACTTCATTTTTGGCAGTTGAACCTTAGATAGGTTATTAAAGAGGCCAGCTATCATCCTCTGCTTGCAATTTGGCGTAAGACCCTAAATCGAATCCAGTACGCTCCCATATGTTATATTTACACTTTTTTGAGGGCTTATCAAGACTTTTTTAAGACATTCCTGAATTTTTTGAAAAGATACTTTCCTATCTCGGTGTTTTCTTCGAAGTATTTCCTTAAGTTATCTACCCCTTGGTGTTGTTTCTTGAAATCTAAATCGAGCTTTTCTTTAACTTCTTCTATGATCTCATCACTTACTGTAACCCACGCCCCCTTAGCTTGAGCCATGTCAAACATCTGTAACATTTCTACTACTTCATATTCTGCCCATATGCTTTGACCATTGGTCCTACCATAGCGAATCGGGTATTTAATTTCAATCCCCGTTTTTTCATTTGCCGTCTTTCGGAAAATAATTTTACACCAGTGCCCTAGGTGATCCCCTTTCCCGTTGGGTTGTGTGGAAATAATGTCCTTATTGTATCGAGGTTGAAATTCTAGAATCCAATCGCTATAATGCAGGGCTGCATTTCCCCCTGACGCGTTAGTGATTTGAGGGTCTCCTTTTTCATAGGGATTGATTTTGATGGTGCTTCTGACTTGAGAGATCATATAGCAAATATGGCCTTTACTCGCGAAGGATAGAGCCATTCTTTTTAAAAAGTCTGAGGTTAATAGAGAGCCGCCCGCCACCTTTACGGCCTCGTCAGAACCTTTTTCTAAATCCCCCCTAGGAATAAGAGCGTCCATAGAGTCTATGATAAACATGTAACGAGTATCATTAATATTATCGTGGACCAATTGGCGGAATAAATTAATTACCGATTCAAAAATATTACATTTATATATAAATAATTTTTCAGAGCTCGTGTCTATCCCCGAGCGTTCTAGCATGTTATCGGAAAGTCTCCCCTCGGACTTAACGTATACTACCATCGAGTTATCTATTTTCTGAAAATTCTTAGCGAACGCTAAGGCGCAGGAGGTTTTCCCTCCCTCGGTTACCCCAGAAGCTCTGATGACTCCTGGTTTAATTCCCCCGCCCATTTCTATATCCAGTTTCAGGCTACCGCTCGAAACTGTGTAATCTCTCTCTTTTTCAAAATTGTAATGATCTGATTGATTATCTTTAAGATAAGCTTCGATTTGATCTACCGCAGTAAAGTCGCCATCAATTTTGTTTTTCTTTTTCTTCATAAGTTATTCAGTTCCCCTTCTATGTATTTTATATTTCCTCTTACCCTTTTAAGCTGCTCTTCGTCATTGTCAGTAAATTTTTTTTCTAATTCTTGGAATATTTCTTTGCACTCTTCCAGTAGTCGTTTATTTTTAATTTTCGAACCAATTCTTTGGTACGTTACTCCAACTGCATCCCTTAGCTCCCAGCTATTTTCATAGTAGGCATTAATTTCCACTTGCCAAGCGTCGTGTTCAATGGGGCATTCTAAAGATTTTATCTTATTTGCGTAGTCAAAAGCTTTCTCCCACTCCGCAGCGTAATAATAGTGCCAAAATAGACGCGCTAGAGGCTCCCCCCTGTCGGGGCGGATTTCATGAGAAATTAAGTACTCCCCTAGAGACTCTTCGGTTCTCGTTAGCCTTTCAAGTAGCTCTGCTTTAAGGTAATGTAAATACCAGTTTTCCCCAGTATCCTTAAAGGTGGAAAGGAATTCATCATAATAGAATATACCTCTTTCAAGGAAGCTTTTCAATTGATCTTTTCCATAAGGGAAAAATTTATAACTAGACTCATCATTTAAGGAATAGCCCGTATAATTAAAAGACTTACACAGGTAAAATAAATGATACCTTTCCTTCTCTGGGGTGGCTCCATCCCTGAATCTTTCGTGAAGTTGGTTCTCTAGCTTTAAAATATCTTGGATGTATTTTATGGGGTTTTCGTAACTGTGACCTCCTCCAAGGGAAATATGCTTAAAGCCCAAGGGCATTTGCTTGGGCTGGTAAGGTTCGCGGCCATCTTTTAAGTGAATCGTCTCATGGGCTACATCATTTGCCCAAAACCACGGTAACCCCCATTTCCACATCCACATTCGGGGTACATAGTGTACTCCAGATTCGTAAACGATAGACCAAGCTTCTTGAGAGGGGATTATCGACCAGTCAAAGTCTTCTTCTACTTCTATTCCTTCGTCTGCGTCTATGCGGAGAATGTAGTCACAACCGTGATCCGTATTTTCTAAAAATTCCCACGAATGCTGCCTGTTAATTCCGTGACCTTTCCATCCTATTTTGCTTTGGTAAAGTTTACCCTTTACTCCGTGTTCTTTAAAAAAATTTTTAATTATATCCTGCGTGCCGTCAGTGGACCCGTTGTCTACTAACACCCAGTAATCTATGTAATCCACAGCAGATTCTAGCATCTTAAGAATTACTGCGGATTCGTTTTGAACGTGAGTCCATAAGCAGATTTTTACTTTATTTTGTTTTTTTGCCATTTTTAAACAAGTCTTTGTAATTGAGCGGTTTAGAATCTTTATCTATTTTTTTATCAAATTTTCGGGAATCGTCGAATTCCCTCCCTTTAACCTCGACAAATTTAAGTTTAGATGCACTCTCGAATTCAGTAATTGCTTGTCGTAAGTGTTTAACTCCATCCGTGCCGTTGAAGAAGTTTAAGGAGTTCAGGTAAAATCCTAAATTTAATTGACTCCAGAATTTTATATTAGGATATTGCATAAATAATAGCGCGGAAGCCTTCGTTTCCTTCGCCCAATCTACGTTAGAGAAGTCATTTGGGTCTTTGATTAATTGCCAAATTAAAACCCAAAGTTTGTTTTTAGGCTTGACTTGCTTGTTAGTGGCGCGAGAAATAATTTTTCGGCCTATATCGAATCCTTCGTCACTCATCTAAGTCATGTTGTACCATTTTTTTGACCAAATCGCAAAAAGAAACTTTTGGTTTCCATCCAAGTTCTAATTTGATATCCGTTGGGTCCCCAAGGAGTAGTTCCACTTCGTTGGGGCGATAAAACTCGGGATTGATTTTTACTAAGACTTCCCCCGCCTCAGAATTATTACGAAATTTAGTTTTTAGAGCGTCATCGGGGATTTCGCTCCAAGAGCCTTCTATTTTGGCCGCCACAAAAGCCCTGTCAACGAATTCCTTAATAGTATGAGTTTCTCCGCTCGCCAATAAATAGTCTTTAGGTTTGTCCTGAGTGAGCATTAACCAAACACCCTCTACGAAATCTTCAGAATCGCTCCAGTCTCTTTTCGCATAAATATTGCCTAGCTCAATGGGGTCAAACTTTTCTCCTAGGTCAATAGATTTTTTGATTCTAGCCACTCCTTTGGTAATTTTTCTGGTAACAAATTCTTCCCCCCTTTTAGTGCCTTCGTGATTAAAGAGGGTCCCGTGGACCGCAAACATATCATAAGATTCTCGGTAAACCTTTACTAAGTGTCGCGCCGCGCACTTGGAAGCTCCGTAAGGGCTTCGGGGCTTTAAGGGGTGTTCTAAGTCTTGAGGGCTGTAGTCCACGTCGCCAAACTCCTCGCTACTTCCCGCGCTGTAGAACTTACATTTAGGTTGATAGGCTCTAATCGCCTCTAAGCACCTCATAACTCCAACAGCGTTGGTATCAAAAACGTGCATGGGCATATCCCAGCTACACCCAACGAAACTATTGGCCGCGAAATTAATAAAATAGTCGGGCTGAATCTCTTGAACAAGTTTAAAAATGCTAAATTCATCTGTTAAATCGCCGTAAACTAATTGAAAATTAGGGTGACCTAGGAAATTCTTACAATTTGTAAAATTAGGGCACGAAGATCGGCGTATCATTCCGAAAACCTTATTATCAGGGTTTCGGAGTAAAAATTCAGCCATATTAGCTCCGTCTTGACCAAGAGTGCCTGTAACAAGTATTTTTGTGCTCATATATTTTTTAGTTTATTAAAGGCTTGAGAGATAGCGTCATCCATGTCTAGGTATTTGTAAGTAGCGAGCCTACCTACGAATATAACACCCTTTAAGGAGTCCGCAATTTTCTTATATTTTTTATATATTTTTTGGTTATCCCCAAAGGGCTTCGGGTAAAATGCTATATTATTTTTGGTATGTTCACAAGGATATTCTTTAGAAATGACAGTTTGGTTAACTTTTTGGTTATGCCAATGAGAGTGGTCCACGCTACGAGTCCAAGATTTAGTGTTGCATTCATTTAATTGAAAAGTGTCGGGCTGAGGTTTAGCTGTCTCAAATTGTATTTTTAATGATCTGTACTCTAACCATCCGTACTTATAATCAAAGAACTCATCAATTTTTCCAGTATAGATTAATAAATCATATTTTTGTTTATTATATTCTTCTGACTGGCAATTTAAATTAATTTTAATTGATCCAAGCATATTTTTAAACATCTCAGTATATCCATTAGTAGGTATGCCTTGATATTTATCTAAGTGATAGCAAGGAGAGGCGTCATCGCGCATAGTGGGAACTCGTCCGCTAATAGAGGCAGGAAGGTCTTCCCAAGGAATACCCCACATTTTTTCACTATAGTCTTTAAAAATTAATTCTTTTATTTCATCTGGGGTTTTAGGGCCCACTATTTTTCTGGAAGCGAGGGAAAAGGGGAGGGGTATTACCCCTTCGGCTGTATTTCCCTTTACGCGGAGACAGACATCATTGAAAGAAGAGAATTGGTTCAAGAAATCCCAAACTTTTTGATTATTTGTATGGAAGCCGTGCGGGCCGTATTGATGCACCATCACGCCTTCAATTTTTTTATCGTAGCAATTGCCGCCGATGTGATTACGGGTATCAAATATTTCTACCTCGTAGCCTTTTCGTTTAAGTAGGATGGCTGAAGTTATTCCGCTTAACCCGCATCCCACAACTAGGGCCTTCATTTATTTTCCTTTATCCAATCCTCTAATTTAACCGAAGGTTCATAGCCGAGCTCTCTGGAAATTTTTGTAATATCAGCCAAGGTCTCTCTGGACTCTCCAGGACGCGGAGGTAAATTAGTAAAGTCATCCCCGATTAACTGCGCGATTTCCAAGACAGAATGATTAATTCCTGTTCCCACGTTAAATATTTGCCCTAAAATTCCATAATTTTCAGATTCCATAGCTAAGGTATTAGCTTTTACCACATCTTTTACGTGGGTA